CTACAATTCCTTAAAATCACCCGGTTTATAAATATTATGTTATTTATCGCTTGTAAATCACGTATATTTTATTATTTTCATCTAAATAACAAAATATATGCAACGCTGTAAGGGTTAATAAAACGATAAATACCATGCTTAACCCTTATAGTGTTTTGACATGGTATTGCTAAAGCATAGAATTACTAAAATCACGCAGTGCTTTAGTAAATAGATATTTTACTTTATGTATATTTATTTTATACAAAAACAAGTAATATGTCTGCAAATGTAAGGGTTAATTTCCATTATTATATGTATGAAGATGTCATAGCAAACGGTGTGTTTTAAATTCCCACTTCTACACATCAATTATTACATCTGTGCTAATGCTCTTGCTCCTACTCCTACTGCTCTTGCTCCTACTGCTACTGCTCTTACTCCTACTCCTACTGCTCCTACTCCTACTCCTACTGCTCTTGCTCCTACTCCTACTACTATTTCGTCGTATATTCACGTTGATAGAATGGTCTGAACAATCATCTAGAAGTGGATTTGATAAACAAATAGTATCGATTGTACACTCTTTCGATGTGTGTCTTTTAAGATAATTCCAATTTTTATCACAGTGTTTCAATAATTCTCCTAAAACTTTATATGGTTTGGTATTATATTTATAAATAGCCTGTATTTCACCATATGTATATCCTCCTTTAAAAATTTCTATTAACATAAATCCTTCTTTTATTAAATCATCCACTGAAAATCCAGCTTTTTTTAAATTGCGAATAAATGTATTTTTTGACAATGACATTAATTGACGAATAACATCTTGAATGGATGGTCTATGAGCTGGTTCGGTTGATATCATCGATTCTAATCCTATAAAAGATGGTATGTTTTTATCTTTTTCATTAAAAAATGATTTATATCTTTCTGATATACAACTCGCAAATGTTACACCTAATGAATAAATATCACATTTTCGATAATCAATATTGGTTCTATTATTTATCATTTCAGGTGCCTTAAAACCAACGGTTCCATAATCTATTGGTGTTTTAATATCCGTTATATATTGTGTTAATCCAAAATCAATTAATTTTGCTTCATTATTGTGAATTGTTATATTGGGTGATTTAATATCAAGATGAACATAACCATTATCGTGCATACATTTTATACCTTTTGCAATAGTTATAAACCATTTAATTAATGTTTCAAACGATAATTCTTGTGAAATAGTTAAATCTTTTACAGTTTTATATAAATCTTTCCCACAATATTCCATAAGTATATATATAGTAGGTATATTGCTACGTTTGATTTCGGTTTCGATAAAACAATTTTTAAATTTACAAAAATAATTGCTATTACATGGAAGAGATGATATATCATTATAATGAATTGCTTCATTTTTGAATATATCTGGCTCTGTTTTCACATTCCATTTTATCCTTTTAATTGCTTGATTTGTTATGTTATTTCCATATACAATACCGTAACCTCCTCTACTAAACTCTTTGTAGGTATGGTTGTCATATCTGAAAAGTTTAGTTACAAGGTTAACATCATTTTCACATAACTTAACATTAATTTTTGATATAGGGAATCTGTCATATTTTTTATTTAAATCCGGCATATTAATACCATAATATGGTAATAAATCATTTATTAATATTTCTATATTTTTAAATATATTAGGAAATTTGGTAAAGCGTTCATACGTGTCTATTGATTGTGAAGCACTATAGCCTAGCTGATTTATAAAATCATATGTTTGCTGAATTGTCATAATATTTGCGTATTTTTCTAATTCTATCAATGTGTTATCGATGGCAGCTATATTTATTTGTTGAATTAGTGAATCTATTTCAGTTAAATTTGGTATTGAACTAATTCCGTTAGAACCTCCACTTAATTGATATTTCTTATTTATTTTTCTGCGTGATGTCTTGTGAATTGATTTACGTTTTTTATAACTCCTTTTATGTATCATATTAAATTATATATTATAATTAAACATTTTTGTAGTCTACAAACCGTATTTAACCCTTACAGCGTCAGACATATTTTGTGTTTTTTGCTTTAGCATAATAAAATCGAATATTTTTGCTTTAGCATATTTTAACAAGCTAAAAATATGCTAAAGCAAAAATATTTATAAATTGTATAATTTTAATGAATTCTAGGACACCTCCAGGAGGTGCTTAAGCACAAAAACGATGTAAGGGTTAATAACAAAACGTATCAAGGATTAATTAATATTTATGAAGTCTATTTATTTTACGAGTCTTGTGAACAGAAGAACGACGACGTAGGGTAGAACGTTTTTTGGATTTTTTGGAACTACGACCACCACCAGCAGCAGATGCTTTATCAACTAAAGAAGCTTTAGCAGCTTCATCTATAATTTCTTTAATACGTATGCCTATAGAAGGACCAACACCACTATTAGAAATAATATCGGTTATATTCACATCCCCCATTTTGATACTTACTTCATTGATAGCATTCTTTATTACTTGGTCGAGATTCGGTGTTCGTCGTTGATTGTATGATAATATACCCATAATAATTACACTATATGTATTGAGAAGCTGTTCGATTGTAGCATCGTTTGTTTGTTCAGTTACATCATCTAAAATATCTTGGCGCATAGACGTATTATAGTAAGTGTTGACCGGACTAATAGGATGTTTGATGCTTACTCGATTGATAGCATTATCTATGTAAGTGCCAATTAATGGTTCGCCCAACTGTTCGGGTGGTAATATATAATCCGCAACAATTACTCTATATGTATTGAGAAGATTTTCTCTGTTAGCAGTGGCCATTGTTAATTGTTATATAATACAACATATATTATTTTCCCGAAATTAAATTTATAATAATTAATCCCAAAAGCGCTGTGAACCTTCTTCCTATACTACCACACACGTGCTATAGCAATTCATGCACAATTGTAATAACCGGATACCGACGTGTATGATTTGAAACCTCAAATAATACTTTTGATTTATAATGTGTAAATATGCTAAATCAAAAGTACTTGATGTATAAATACGTATTCAAAAATGAATGTTTTGTTATACGCACATTACATTCTCGTGTAATAACTGAATTAATTTATGAATAATGGTTTTATCTTTAACTATAGTTTGTTTTTTTAAAAAGTGATGTGATTCCATATAAAAGTGCTCCATATCGCGATTACTTATACTACTCATAATATTAATCAAAAAACTATAAACATCTTCCGTTACAAATCCGTAAATTTGTTCCAAAACATTCAATTGTTTGCGAATATCGATAATTGTAGTGTTCAATTTTAAATCAGCGATGATTAATTTACATAAAATAAAAATAAGGGTATATTCATTCGTATGGATACCACGATTATGCATAGCATACTTAATAATACAATCCATTTTATGTAATGCTTCGTGTATCATATTTAGATGAATATACACGATAACCATTTTTAAATAAATATCATTGACGTTATCGCTATATTTGCGTCTATAATATTCCGCTTTATTGTAGAAGTCAATACATTGATTTGTATCAATACATTGATTTGTGTCGGTGCGTTCCGCTTTAAATAAATACGAATTACACAATATCGTATAAATATCATTGGATATTATCATTTGTCCACTATCGTGTGTATCACTACTAAATGAACTACTATCATCGTAACTACTCAAACTAAAATAACTATGTGGGCTATCAGGTCGAATATGTCCTATATGACTGATAGGACTCATATTATGACTTGCCATACGCAATGAAATATCAGCAGAATATGCTTCTAATAAATCTATAATTTTATCATTAATAACTAATGCTATTTGTGTTTCATCACACCGTATAAAATAACGATACACTTTAACATATATTTTATAATATTCATTAGGTGTATAGTTCATTTGTGTCATTAGTTTTTCAAGTTGTTGAATACAATCCAAAACAATATCTACATTGTATCCATTGATAGATATTTCATTATCAATACATTTTATAAATAAATCAATACTTTCTCTGTATCGTTTATGTTTTCTATATTCTAACGGAATAAACAGTGGTTTTGTTAATTTTATAGCTTGCTTATATAATTCGATACTTATACTTGAAGTCATATAATATTTAATTATATTTTATACTGATTTCAAACAAATAATATAAATATATAATATATTATCAATAATGAATGAATTAGATGTGCGTATGCACGTACGTAATCGTCAGACTAAAAATAAATTTAAGAATATAGCCAATCGCAAATCAAAAAAAGAGGTTAAACAAATCTTAAAAAAATTTAGTCCTAACGCAAAATATAAAAATAAACAATTTGACCCGGTTCGAGCAGTACTTAATAAATATTCATTATCTAACGCAAAATCAAGTAGTTCATCACGAACTGATATTGACGCATCACATTATCCTATTTCAGCTGATACGCGATATTATACAAATGTACCAAATAAAGATATTTGCCACGACTTGGAAGGGCATTGGAATTATCAATCAATAGACCGTCAAAATCCATATGATAAAACAGGAGTATGTTGGACAACATTGGAAGATAAACAGTGTTCTATCCATGATAATCCCGAACTATTAAAAATACTAAATAAAACGGATTATATTAAACATAAACATTCCAAACACGCGAAACATAATTGCGAAAAAACATCAAAATGTGTATGGGATGAAAATGAATGTATTAGTAAAAATGCATATAAACGTCGTAATATGAGGTATATACCAAAAGAATGGCCTGTTGATATAACAACAGAAGAATCCTATGAAATAATTCAAAAACTTATAAAAAATGATGAACGCATTAAAATGAATTATAGCCAACTTTTATATGAAGGCAATCGATGCACTCAAGCAATCAAAGCAGATAAAAAACTAACTTTACCACAAACAACAATAGGTTTAGTTTCACGTGGTATTGCTAACAATACAAGTTCTAAAAATCGCGGTCTTCTTGTATGGCATTCAACTGGAAGTGGTAAAACCATAACATCTATGGCTATTATTGATTCCTTCTGGGATTCTGATAAACGTATTGTATGTGTAACATCAATTGAAGGATTATCGAGTAATCCCCCTAAAACATTTTATGAAAATGCTCTGGATTTTTTCCCGCGTTTTAATGTTCAAGGTGATTCTCGTGAAGAAAAACTGCAAATTATTGAAGAAATGTTCAAATATCGCAAAATAGTATTTATGACGTATGCCGTTCTTGCGCATTATATTCAAATCCATAAACCAGTTGCAACGAAAAATCCACAAGATAAAGAAAACCACGAAATGTTTTTAAGTAATGCTATTCTTATTATGGATGAAGTCCAAAACATATTTAAACCTTTACCCAATCAACGCGAAGAACATTTTGCGCTTAAAAAGTTCTTTTTAGCGCCTGAAAATAAAAAGAATATGAATATGAAAATGTTTATATTGACTGCTACACCTGGAGATACGATAGACGATACTATTAGTTTACTTAATATGATACGCGATCGCGCACATAATACTACTATTACGCTTCCTAATATGAGTAATCCCGATGAAATAATACAATTTAAACAATCTATATCCGGACTTATTTCCTATTATAATGCATCAAGTGATAAATCACGCTTTCCACATATAACGGAAGATAATTTTTATCGTCATAATGTTATGGAACGTGATCAATTTGAAAAATATATTGAAGTATTTAATAGTGTTAAAAAGAATATAACTAACTTTGATGAATTACAGAAAAAGGGAGCATTGGATAAATACTACAACTCTGTTCGTAAATATTCAAATTCAATGTTCAATTATGACCCAGCAAATGAAATATCGTTTTTTTCAGCAAAATTGCCAAAACTATTAGAAACGATTCGCAAATATCCGGACGACAAACATTATATTTATTCAGCGTTCCACGAAAATCGCGGTTATGGTAGCCATGGTGCACGTATGATTGGTAAGTTCTTAGAAACAGAATTGGGATTTCTGCGTGTCAAAAATGCAGAACATTTAAGTAAATTATCACCTGAACACAAGGGATTTGCATTAATTATTAATAACGAATTGACAAATAATACACATAAAAAAGAACTGGTGTCAATGTTTAATATTCGTAATAACAATTTTAATATTTTAGTTGCTAGTCAAGGACATAATGAAGGTCTTGACTTACGCGGAGTGCGTCATATTCATATTTTTGAACCCTTATTAACATATAACGCTGAAAAACAAACAATTGGCAGAGCTGTACGTAATTGCAGTCATTCCGATTTGCCTTATGAGCAATGGACAGTTAAAATTCACAGATATTTCACGGATTTACCTGTAGACCTTGAACAATATAACATTGCCCCAAAACGTGTTAAACTATTAGAATTAAAACGAAATGTTGAAGAATTTGAAAATGTAATAGACGAAAATAAAGGGAAGGGGAATGAAGTATTGAAAAAAAAACAAGAGGAAACAAAATTGGAAATAGTTGAATTGAAAAAGGCGCTGAAAAAAGCGGAGAAAACAAAGAATGCTGAATTATCTGCTTCATTGGCTGTTGAAATTGCATCAAAAGAAACGGCTATTAAGGATGTGAAAGGGAATGCTAAACAACAACGTGAAGACGCAAAAAGTAAATTGCTGCTTGCCGAAAAGGAAGTCAAATCATTGGAAAGAGAAATAAAAACAATGGGTAAATTAAATATTGAAGGTGTAGAAGCAATTGATGATAAAATATACACTGAATCTCTTGAACGCGTTATTATTCAAAACCAATTATTCACACTTATGAAAGAATCCGCGGTAGATTGTGGATTATTACAAAAATTTCACGCACAATCAAACGACCAAATTAAATGTGGAACAGATTCAAATGAACACATTATTTCACCCGTGGAAAAGCAAATAGAGTCATATAAACGCAGTTCGGCTCGAAGAGATATAAAATCACCCGTATTTCGTTATAAACAATTTACACCTAAAAAACGTAAAAGTAAAAAAATGGGACAACCCACAGATACAGATGTTGAAATAGAATCTTCTAATAAAAATTCAGCGTCTTGGCACAATGTTAAATCACGCAAAAATAGACGATAATTATATATAAGAATCTATACAATATTAACCCTTACAGCGTCAGACATATTTCTTGTTTTTCGTGTAAAAATCAAATATTTTCTTATTTTACAAGCGATAAATAAGAAAATATTCGTAAAATGTATTATTTTTAGTAATACTAGGACACCTCCAGGAGGTGTCAAAACGCTGTAAGGGTTAAATATATATTTATAGATTTGTATAATGGGGCTAATATATTTATAGTATCAATTTAAAAAACGATACTATTACTCCTAATATTATTATTCCATAATAATATTTTTTATTGCTTTGATTTTCATCCATTTTCATCAACTGTAAAAGATGATTGAATGGTTTCTTTTTATTACAGCCACACATATCATTTTGCGCAACAGTTAAATAACATAACCCATCATATAACTTCCACGAGCCAAATACAATGAAAATCGAACATAAATATACAATAATGATTATTTTACTATTCATTATCCATCCAAATGTTAAAAATGTTGATAATAAATGGTGTAGAATAATTAGCGCTACTACCTTTAAACGACTGAGAGCCGTTGTTTGCTTGAAAATACACTGAATGGTATCTTTTCTAAAAAATAAGTCCCAAATTGTTTCTATCAAAAAAAGAACATAAAATATATAGGTATTTGCGTCAAGCATGTGAATGATGATGAAATATAAACTTATAGAATATTTTTATTATTTGTAAATATATAGTCAAACGATAAACCAAAAAACAACAAT